AAGGATTAGGTAAACATAAAGTAAAAAAGGTTATGATACTAGGTAATCATGAGGATAGAATTGATAGAGTAGTTCAAGACAATCCTGAACTTGAAGGTACTTTAAGTATATCTAATTTGCAATATAAAAAATATGGTTGGCAAGAGATACCTTACAAAAAAGGTAAGACCATAAATGGTGTTTACTATACACATCATTTACCATCGGGTATTACAGGTCGTGCTATATCTGGTGAAAATATTGCTAGAAGTATTTTAAACAAACATAAAGTATCTGCAACTGTAGGTCATTGCCATTTGTTTGATTATGCTATGTCTACATTACCTAGTGGTAAAAAGCTACAAGCTTTATCTGCTGGTTGTTATTTAAACCATAGTGAAGCTTATGCTAAAGAGACTCAACATCTTTGGTGGAGTGGTTTAATTATTAAGTATAATGTATCTAATGGTGAATATGATTTAGAAACTATGAGTTATAATCAAGTGAGAAAATTATATGACTAATAAAGATTTTTTTAAACAGACTCTAGGTGATGAAGTAAACTCACCAAAACATTATAAACAAGGTAAGAGAGAAACAATAGAAGTCATACAAGATTATATGACACAAGATGAATTTGTTGGATACTTGAAAGGAAATATTTTAAAGTATGTTGGCAGATTTAAATTTAAAGGAAAGCCATTACAAGATTTAGAAAAAGCTGAATGGTATTTAAAAAAACTAATACAGGAGGTTAGAACATGGGAGCAGTAAAGCAAGCAGTTATTGAAGTACAAGATGAAGTTGCTAATTGTATTGAGCAAGGTCTAGACTTAGAACAAACAGTAATACATTGCAGTGATTTATTTCACAAAAAAGCAAATTCAAATAGCTATTTAACTGATGCAAGTTTTATTAAAGAAATATATGAAGACTGGAGAGGAGGAGAACTATAATGGAAAGAATGTTTTTAATTTCATCAACAAATCTACAAGAAATTATGAGATACTTAATGAGTAGACCATATGCAGAAGTTGTAAAGCTTATGACTATACTGTCTACATTAGAAGCCCAAGGAGAAAGTAAGAATGACAAACAAAAAGATACCAAAAGAAGTTAAAAAACATATTGGTTTGTTGTTTGAACTTAAAATTGGTTTAGGTGAAGACAATAATATTGTACTAGATTATGGTGGAAAACCTGTTGGTAAAATAAGAGAAGCACTAAAGGGTTATACTTATCATGGTAATTTATGTGCAGCAATTATAAATCATTGTAACGCAGTAGGTAAAAAACTTGAAGACGATATTAAAAAATTATTACAAACGCTATGAGTATAGGATATGGCATAATCCACTAGCGGATTTATTAGAAACTTATTCTAGTAAATTTAATAACTGGATTTGGAGAATGCGTTGGGGTAAGAGATTACATCATAGTAAACTCCAAATAAAAAAGGCTCCATAAAGGAGCCTGTCATGTGTTGCCTTTGGGGGGAGTCGTTCTGGCTCCCCTTTTTTATTTTAATGAGAAAATATATACCATACGAGTAAGAATACTATAAAGAACTCTATTGGTTTAACTCCTCTAAGATTTTTATTATGTCCAAAAGGGTCATCACCTAAAGTCATTAGCAGTTCCATGCTCTTAATGATTTATTAATTCTTGAGTTAGGATCTCTTGCTGTTTTAGCAGAAGTAAGTTTCTTTTTCATACCTTTCATACGAGCACAAAAACTAGCACGTCTTTTATTGCCAACCTTTTTACTAGGTGCTTTTAAATTACCACCTGTTGCTTTATTATATGATGCACGACCTTTAGCATTTAATCCACCTGATGGATTCTTACCTTCTTTTCTTTGCCATGCTGGTGATTTAGCCATTACTTTTTCTCCTTTTTACACTCACAATCATGTTTGCATAAACATGGTATAATTCCAAATGTTTTACAAATTAATTCACAAATTTTATTTTTTATTTTTTTTAACATTCTTTTTACCTCTTAACATAGCAAAGTCTTGTTTTGTAAGTTTGCCATCTTTGTTTACGTCTAGTTTCTTTCTGTTACCTGTAGGTTTTTTAGCTTTAGTTTTACCATAATGTTTTGGCATATTATACACTCCTATATTTTTTTACTTTTTTAGCGATTGATTTTGGTTGCCTTACAAATTGTTTGCCTTGTGATTTTCCTTTTCGTTTTGCCTGTGTTGTTGCTGCATACTCTGAAGCTGATAATGCTTTGATCGCTTTCTCTGGTAAATACCTCTCGCCAGTAACGCTTGATTTCTTCCCAGATTTTGTTCTCCATTTCTGTTTGCTCCATGCCTTTAAACTTTTTTGACTTTTTGCTAATGCCATATTATCCTCTCAATGGATCGTAGTATTCCTCTAAAGAAACAGTTACATCCAAATTCATTGTTGCTTCTACATACCCTAGTAATTTATCACCTTGATGCATATATAACTGACTTCCACTAACTAAGTCTGTAGCTGTATGTGCATTCATAGCAAGTGCATTTACAATATGATGATATGTATCATCATCAGAATGATAAAATTGTATATATGCTTTTTTATTGTTACCTGTTCCTGAACTTAAATGTAAAAATTTAACAATAGCACTATAGTTATTAGGGCAAGTATAAATTAAATCTGCACTTGCATCTGAAGATGTACTTGTAATAGTTTTACTTTCAGTTAAAAATTTACTTTTACTTAGAAATGGCATTACTTATATCCACCACGTTTCATCTGCTTAATGTGTTTTTCAATAATCTTACTTTGTTTTTTATGTAAAGTAGATGCTTTCTTTAAAGCCTTTGCAACTTTTTTTATTTTCTTAACCATTACCTATAGCCTCCTCCAGCTTTTTTGTATGCTTTAGCCAATGCCTGTGCTTTTCTTGCACTCCATTGACCCGCAGCTGTACCATGTGATGCTTGTGATTTTATTCTCTGGAATATTTGTTTTCTTAATCCAGGTTTTGTATAGTTGCCTGCTTTATTTACTGTGCTTTTCTTTTTCATTTTCTAACTCCGTATAATGATAGTCATAGCTGCCTTCTTCATGTTCATCTGTAATCCATTTAGATGTATCTTCAACGGACCATAGTTTAGTGTTGACTAATCTGTGTATAAGAGGTTTGTCAGGTTCAGCACCCATTGATGGATCAAATACTCTTAGTCTATTATTTGGTTGAATTGCATAGTTACCATCGTCTAATTCTATTACATGTCCACATTTATGTTGGTCAGGTTTTTCTGCATATCCAAAATCTAATTCATTAAAATCACCAGCACACCAGTCAATTGTAAATAAATACTTACCTTCTCTTTTTATTTTTCTTCTAGATATATAAGTCATTTTATTTCCAGATAATTGATAGAAAGTAGTGACAGATACATGATGACTAAAAGAATCCCATAACATAAGTTCATTTAATGGAAGTTCTTCTACTCCAGGTTTTTTACAAAATGCAGATATAGGTGCTCTCCACCATAAGCCACCATCTGTCATCATATAATGAAACAAAGGTACTTGTTTTGGTATAGAACTAAAACCAAAAACTACACATTCAAAATATTTATCATGAGAATCTTTTTGATCTCTAAGATAATTTCCTCTGACATAGCATTCAATTGGGGGTATGTTTGCGTTTAAGTACACACTTACAGTCCTTTAGTAAAAAGCAAAACCCCATGGCTGAATAGTAAATACATTGTCGCCACATTAGTTTGCTAATGGATTTTTTGAATTAACTTTTAATTCTTTGATTTCAAGTTCTAGTACTTGAATAGTCTTTTCTAATACTGCAATTCTTGTTGCATTATCAGACATAAATTTTCTATTCTTACCAATTTCTACAATAAGTGGATCTGGATTAAATGGTTTTACATCAGATGCATTTGATTCTAACTGTGCAATTTTTTCATTCATTGTTCCATACACAGTAAAACCAGCACCAATAGTTCCAACAACACCAATCACTGCAATGAGATTAGTAATATTATCTTTTAATTTATCAATCATTATTGACACGCTAAACACTCATCAGAATCTTTATCTAATTCTTCAAGTGTTTCCTTTTTAATAGGTTTACATTTATCACAAAAAAATTCATCACTATAAGTAATGAATTCTTCATGGCATTTATTACACTCTTTCGTTTGCGGCATAATTAAATTCCTTTTAATTTTGGGTTAATTATATTTTCCTTTGCTCTAGGTCTAGAGTTTCTATTTTTAAACATATGACCAAGCTGTGCAGTCTGTCTAGACTGTTTAAGTTTATCAGAAATTTGTTTTTTAAAATCTTTACTATCCATTTTTTAAAATGTTTATTTCATTAATTAGTTTTTGTTTTTGAATTTTGATATTATATAATTCACTTTCCTTTTTAAATATTGGATCCCGTTGTGTATATGATACGAGGGTCTTAGAATTATATAGTACTCTATTGTCTCTAATATTGATTTGATTTTCATATATTTTTTTCTCCTTGTAGAATGGTATATTATTATACTGCTGAAATAGAGAGTTGTCAACCATTAAATTCAATTTAATTAAATTTTCTTTCTTTAAAGTATTCTCTATTTTAGCCACTTTAGATTCTACTTGTACTCCAGATGCTGTAATATTTGTTCCTTCTTTGTTTTCTTTCGATTGTACTTCTTTTTGTTGGGAATCCTTTTCTGTTGAAACATTTGAAGATTCAGAAGTTTCGCTATTGGATTCTTCTTTTTGTTCTGTTTGTTCATTTAATTCTTCTTTAGGTTCACTATCAACAGTTTCTTTATTATCATTTAATTCATTTGTATCTGTTTCATTAGAGACAGTTTCTACTGGCTCATTGCTAGTAGTAAATGTTTCAAGTGTAGGTTCTTCCTTAACTGCACTAGATGTATCTAGTTTAACTTCTTCCTTAAAATCAACTGTATTTTCAAATTTAATATCTTCGTTAATATCTTTACTTAAATCAACTAACTGACTTTCAACTGCACTATCAATATTTATAGGTGTATAAGTTACCGTCATACTTGGATCTTTTAAATCAGCAGCATAGTGTCCTGATGGATAGCTAGGTACAGAAAAACTAAATCCTAAAGATAAATTATAATCAGCTTGTGTATTAGAATTAAAGACCATGGTATCTGTCATAGATCCATATCCACAACCATTCCATGTTGCACACGTTCCAGATAAAGTTCTATTTTGTGTTATAGTTTGACCATTATCATCAATGGCTTTAGTTGTCATTGTTATTGATTGGTCATAGTTATTCCAAAACCAAACATTAGCTGATGAATTTACAGTAAACCCTTGATTAATTTCGTTTTTATTTAAGCCAACATCATCAGCTAAGCTAACCGAATCAGACTCTACAGCACCATTATGAACACCAGCAATTGTAGTAGACCCATGATAAGTATTGCCAGTGTTAGTCCATCCTGTTGCAAAGTCTTGTGATACAAGATTATTAGTCGTTTCAGAATAGGCAACATTACTTAGTAGACTTAGAGCCACCAATTTTTTTATTAAATTCTTTTTCAAATTGTAAAGCCTCCTTCTTTTCGGCATCTTCAATTATTTTTAAAGCTTTTGTGTACTGTTCATAATCTGGTCTTAGCTTACCGTATTTTTTCCATTCTTTTGTAGCAGCTTTACCTATTTTTCCATTAAACGGACACGGAGTACCCGCTGAATTCATGGCAGCAAAAACCCTGGCATCCTGGCAGAGCAAAGACACAGCAGCAACTGCCATACCATTTGCTTTTAATTCTCTTGCAAGTTTAATTCGTTCACAGTTCTTATCTCTAAATCCTTTTCCTCCTGAAACACCTAACCCAAAGGTTTGTATTCCAGCACTAGCACCTACGCTACATATATCGTTTCCAGTTACGGATACATTAGGAGCATAAGCTGAATTAGGGGCTGATCTAATATTTGATGTACTATTGTTGGTAGTTGTTGAACTAGAACTTGATCCTGATTGATAGGTTGTACTACTTGAGTATCCTCCTTGGATGCTAGTGTTTGACCCACTAACATTATCTTGATCAATATCTCCATAAGCAACTCCTGTTAGAGTTAATATAATTAGTAAAGTAAGTAATTTTTTCATAGGGGTTTTGGGGTTGAATGTTAATTATTTTTTTCCGTTTCTAAATATCTGTGTTCCTTTTATACCATATATGCTCGCCACGACAAGAATCCATAAATTCGTGAACCAGCTTGGAAGACTACTAAAATACTCAAAGAAAAGTTTTACTTTATCCATAGCTGTTGGATCTTCTGATACGACTGCCCAAGCAAGTACTGCTATTGGTGCAGACAAAATTATAAGGACTGCCTCGTCTTTCCAGTCTGACTGTCTCGCTTCTAAAAGTTTACCTTGGTATTCACTTTCACCACGAGCCATTTTAGCAGCATGCAAATGTTGTGCATCAGCCATCATCATTTTTGTTTCTTGTCTCTTTTTGTATATATGCGTTCCTGCTTGTAACGCTATCTTTGCTAAACTAAACCAAGCCATTTTCTTCTAACCACTCCTGTACATTAAATGATGGACACTCTTTTTTAGATTCTACTTCATTATGTCCAATAATTCTTTCTATATCTTCGTATTTACTTTTAACTAATTTTATTGTGCTAATTAAACTTTTAAATTGTGCTTTTGTAAAATTGTTTTGCCATTGTAGGTCATCATCAACACCACCTACTAAACATATACCAACTGATGTATCATTAACAGCAATTGCATGTGCACCTTGAAAAGAATCATCTCTTCCTCTTTCAACTATACCAGAACGTCTAATAACATAGTGGTATCCTATATCTTCAAATCCTCTTTCTTTGTGCCACTTTCTTATTTCCTCTACACCAATGTCCATATGAGGTCTTGTTGCTGCACAATGAATAACTATTGTATCAGTTGATTTTCTTATTATCATATTACTTCTCCTTTACTATTAACACACCATATAATGTGCTCCATAATTCTTATATCTTCTTCAGTAAATTTTTTGCTAATATCATCTCCAACTACAGATGCTCTTTCATAACATTCTTTTGCACTATAAGTTTTACTATCTTCCCAAAAGTTAAAACAAGATATTCCTTGTGGACTTTCTGGATTTGCAACACAAATTAAAGCAAATATAAAAAAAGTTTTCATGGCAACACATAAACTATAAGAGCCAGTAAAGCTGCACCTAGTCCTCCAAGAATTAAATACAATAACTTATCAACTTTACCATGAATTTTATCTATGTCTTCATGCATGTGTTTAAGGTGATTATTTTTTATTGTATTCACTTCTCGAGTAAGTCCTTTGATGTGCCCATATAGAGCAATCAAATGTTCACTAACAGTTTTAGGTTGTTTTGCCATTAATCAAAATATTTTTGTATTGTTTTTTGAAATCCTTTTAGTTTAATATTTTTATCTCTATAAGATTTAAATGTTTTATTTCCAAATAAACTCATCATAACATAAGGATCTGCAGATTCTTTCAGATCTCTCATTAAGTTATAAGCAAGTTGATTTTCTAATGTTTGTAATCTATCTATATCAATTCTTTTTTGTTCAGCTGTATATGGAATACCTGCAGGACTTATTTTAGATATAGATATAATCTGCCTTTTTTCTCTTAAATTTTTTATTGCAATTAATCCTTCGGATAACATATCAGAAACTGCAATTGAAGATCTAATTTTATCTGTATTATCTTTTATAATATCTACGTTCATTTTATTTCTCATTAATCTATAGATATCTTCTGACGCTGTCGTCATAGTTGTTTTTACTTTTTCAGCTTCTCTTTTTAAATCATAAAGCTTACTTAAGTTTTTATTATATTTAGTTGGAACTTTAGCAAAAAATCTTCTAGTTACAATTGAGAATTTATTTCTAGCTATATCAGATTCATCTATTCTAGCTTTAGGTCTTGGACCAAAAGCTTCATCATCCCATCCTACCATAGCATCAGCAATATCTAAAGGATATTCTGCAAGTCCAACAAAATAATTATTTAAGATATAATCAATTGTAATTGGAGATACAATTCCTTCAAAAGGATTTTGTTGTTTTATAGAAAATAATTCTCTATAAATATCGTTTATGCCTTTTGCAATTTTTTCAGATGTGAATCTTGTATTTGTTTTTATTTGTTGATCTCTATACTGACCTACTGTTTGATAGTAGGGTTGTATTTCTTTATTTTTATAGTTTCTATTTCTAATTAAATCAACAACAGGTGAAGCTAATGTTGGTGTAGCTAATCCTGGAAATACTTTTGCAATTGAATGATATGCATAATTAACTGCAATCTCAGGAGCACCTTCTTGTATTGCTTCCATAATTCCCCTAGCAATATTTGCAAATGCACCAAAGTCATATGGTTTAGGTACTAAAAAGAATGTTTTAATTCTTCTAGTTCCATCAGGTCTTAAATGAGAACCATCAACTTTTGTATCTTCATAAATAGGTATGACATAATTTAATAATTTAATGTCATCATCTAATCCTTCGTATTCAGGTGTTTCGTTTGTAAGTGACCAGAATAATAATTCAGGTGCAACAATAGTAGCCATAACACCTGTACCAAACTTAACTTTATTTTCACCTACTCTTCTAACTACTCCTCT